CGCGTATCAGAGAACAAGGTTGTTTGATCCACTCCTGGTTCAAAAATATTTTCAGGCAGCTGGCGGAGACCCGTATAAAATGATCGACTTAGAACCTACAGACACATTGACTCAAAGTGAGAAAGATAGACTTGAGGATGCACTAGCTGATCTTACCTCTTTGGAAAAAGAAGTATATTTAATGGCAAGAGGAAATTGCATGTCTTTCGCGGATATTGCCAACCTACTTTGCGTGAGTAAGAGTACGATCCAAGACACTATTGAACGAGCTGAGAGAAAAATTAAACATAGAATTAACTATAGCCTCTTCTGTTTGACATGAAGAGGCTTGGTTTTTAAACACGAAACTAATTGTTAATAAATTCCGTATATATAACCGAGGTGATTAAAGATGAAGAATTTTTTAAAAAAGATACTTGAAAGCATTAATAAATGGTTTAAGGTTTTATTAGTCCTCTCATTAATTCTAATCATGTTTTTTATTGTACTTGCGGGATATTTATTGCTTACTGATAATGAACTAATAAAAGATAGTGTTATTGTGAACCGATTGGCGATTATGATGGGAGTCTTTTCTTTTATATTAGTTATCTATCAGTTGGTAGAAGTTCTATTAATCAAGAAAAAAGAGTTCATAGTTGATACAAAATGCCCAAAATGTAGACATGCTATTCAGTATACAATGAAAGAAAAATAGTTTTTTACCGTACGATTGCCACCAATATATAAAGAGGATAAATACTCTTTCTCCCCTCTATCGAGCCACTCTAATGGGTGGTTCTTTTTTAAGTATTAGGAATAATGTTTTGGATATTCACATTAAGCAGGATAATCTCCATTTATGTAGAATAATATATCAACTTTTACATAACATGAGAGGGGAGTTTGTTTTGGCAACAAAAAATGTTACATATGATTTTTTCACTTTTAAGAATAAAAATAATCAAAATATTTTAAAGCAAACTCTTGAAAAAGAGTATAAATTAAGACAAAGTAAGAAGGTCAATAACATAAAATTATATGATTACTATGCGCGCATCAGAGAAATAGAATATCAACAATTTGATTTTAATAATCAAGATAGCGGTTATTGGTTGTGTAACATTGAGAAAATCAATGTTCTTGATGAAGCGAGTATCGGAGATCTTCAAGGCGGTAGGCAAACAATTGCCACTGGTGATGATCAAGGACCTATAATTGATACTGTATTTCTTTATAATCCATTCAATGATGTGATTGTATTACAACGTAACAGATCTGGGCTCAGCTTAAATTCCTTCACTTTATTTCTCTCTAAATTAACCAATTCGAATGATATTGAATTAGAACTAATCATAGATCCAAATGCATTAGAAAAGCTAAAGAAAATGCCTATAGTAGATAGGATTGAATATAAAATATCAAAACCTACAAGTTACAAGTTCGCCAAAAATGAGGACAGATCTTTAAGAGGAGATATAAAACTAGCCGAACTTTTCCAAGGAGAGAATTTAAAAGTAGTTATAGGTGCACAAAGAGGGGGGCATCTTCATAAAACGAAAATATTAAGTAAAGTGAAATCATTACTGCGCAATTCTGATGGATTGCACAAACTTAATGTAAGGGGCAGGGTTAATGGCGACATTGAGATATTAGATCTGATAAAACAAAGAATACTCTTTACAAAGAAGTTTAATCTAAAAAGAGGCGAAAAAGTTACGCTTGTTAAGTTACAAGACGCAATAATAGAAGCATATAAATTCCACTCACAAACCTTGGATAACATGTATATAAATAAAAAATTATAAAGGATTGGTGATAATGGGGACTATTGAGAAAATATATCCCTATATACTTGGATTAATCGCGCCTTTTGCAGTATGGTATCTACGATTAACTCCAAATTCATTTGAAAACTTCAAGGATATTATGGCTTCAACTATTAGCCTTGGATCTATAGCAGTCGGTTTTTTAGCAGCAGCAATTACTCTTATGCCATCAATGAATGAAAACTCTCTAGTGAAACGTCTAAAAGAGCTTGGGGCCTACAGGAAGCTTTTAAAATATCTAATTGAGGCAATTATCGCGTTATTTATAGTTTCTTTATTATCTATATTTGGATTATTTTTAAACTCTAAAATAATTACATGCATTGATATTTCTTTTATGCATTTATGGACTTATGTTTTTGCAGTATCGATTCTAGGGACTTTTAGAGTTATTTCAAATTTTTTACGATTCTTGATTTTAACTCAAGATGGTTAATCTAATTTTTATATAAGGTGCAATGTTAGAGTTGCACATTCGGGTGGCTCATAACTTTTTTAAAACTAAAATAAATGTATAACACTTATTTAAGCGTCATATATTGATAACAGAAAAAGACGTCTTGACTAAAAGCCAAGACGTCATCGTGTCTACTAGTTGAAGGTCACAAGCCTATACCGGCCAAAGTGAAGGCTTGTGATCTCAATTCGTAGAAAAATTAAATTAATAACAATCTTTATCTTTGTCATTTATCCAAACACCTCCTTTCACAGAGGCTTTGGTTAAATATATTCATGTTTGTAAATCAAAAGAACAATTCTTTAAGAGCTATCCAATTAGGAAGCTCTTTTTACGTTTATCCCTGCCACACCACCAAAAATTATTCTATATCGGAGGTGAAAGCCTCCCAGTATCGTTTGCAAGTATGTACGAAGTATGACACGGTGTGGCAGATTTTTATATAGAATATCATTACAAAAAGAGACCTCGAATTTTTCGAGGTTAACATGAGTATATTAATTACTTATATTCGATGTTGCATTTTGGTTTGTAACGACGTATTAAATCCTCTTCTTCTTTTTTTCTTGTTAAATGGTTTGGTTCGAGTTTGAATCTAAAATATCGAGCAAATAGAGTTACGCATTGATTTTCTCCGTTAAGGTACTGTTGGAATCTTTGTCTTAAATTCCCTGTTTCTCCGATATAAACTGGTGCATCGATATCTGGATTCGTAAACATATAAATACCAGAATTTTCGGGAACAGAGTTAATAGAATTTCGATTAAATGGAATTGAGTTAGACCAATTCAATTTTAACACCTCCCTTCTACCGACAAATTCAATAAATAAATATGAACTCCTTTAGTGAAATATGACTACTTTTGTCGAACAAGAGGAAAATATCTCCTTTTGTCGAATATTGCTAACAAAGGAGGTGGACATATGGTAGAAACAGGATGGGTAACGTGTAGGTGTGGGCAGGAGTACTTCATCAAACACATTAAATATCCAACCGTAGATCGAGGAGATTCTCTAAAATGTCCGTCATGTGGCTACGAACTTGCTAGATGGGGGAAAGGAACAGACGACTATCTTTTGATCACTAAGGAACAACTAGAACGACAATTGGCTGAAGAAGCAAAGGCACCGAGATGTAGTTGTGGGGTAAAGATGGTATTAAGATCTGGTCCTTATGGTTCTTTTTATGGGTGTGCAAATTACCCTGATGGTTGTAATGAAACAAAGCCATATTTTAAATACTAAGGCACCCACGTGGTGCTTTTTCTTTTGCCATTTATAACGCGAGGTGGTGGTTTATGTGAAGTTGACGGAGAAGCAAAAACGTTTTGCAGATGAATGGTTAATCGATATGAACGGTACTGCTGCAGCAATTCGTGCTGGATATTCTGTGAAGTCGGCAGAAGTGACTGCGTCGAAATTGCTAAGAAATCCTAAGGTCCGCACGTATATAGACGAACGGATGGCCGAACACAGTCGCCGTACAGGCGTCACGCAGGAACGCATCATTCGCGAACTCGCCCGCATTGCTTTCTTGGATCCGACGCAACTGGTTGATATGGACACGGCTGAATTGCTGTCCGATGCCGCTGTAGATGACCGCGCTGCGATCGCCAGCGTGAAGGTGAAAACGATGAGTGGAGAAACAGAAATGATCGAGCGCGAAGTCCGATTCGCGGACAAGATCAAGGCGTTGGAGTTGCTCGGCAAACGATTCGGTATGTGGGTGGATCGGCAACAAGTGGACGTCCAGGGCGCCGTGCAGATTGTGGATAATGTGCCGAATGATAATGCATGACGACTGTTAAGCTAACCGACTTGATTGCGCCGTCGTTTTACAGCGTTCACCATGCGATCAAAAATAACGCTGCTACTCATTTCTTACTTAGTGGCGGACGCGGTAGCACAAAGTCGTCCTTCACTCCAACGGAAATCATTCTTGGAATACTCAAGGATCCGAATGCGAATGCGCTGGCACTCAGGAAGGTCAAGGATACGCTACGCGAATCTGTGTATGAGTCTTTCGTTTGGGCTATTGAAAAACTTGGGCTTGCGCATCTCTTCGATATGCCAGCGTCTACGCTTCGGATCACATATAAGCCAACCGGACAAAAAATCATCTTCCGTGGTGCTGACAACCCGATCAAGATCAAGTCATTGCGATTGCGCAAAGGCTTTTTTAAGTTTGTCTGGTACGAAGAGGCGGACGAATTCAGCGTTGAGGACATCCGCAGTATCAACCAGACGGCCTTGCGCGGCGGCAACGGGTATAAGGTGTTTTACACCTACAACCCACCAAAAAGCCGCAAGCGCTGGGTACACGAATACAAAAACAACCCGCCGCTCGGATGGTTTGTACATCACAGCGATTATCGCAGCGTTCCGCGTGAATGGTTAGGCGAGCAATTTTTCATTGAGGCCGAGACGTTGCGGCAGCGCAATGAATTAGCCTACAGGCACGAATACTTAGGGGAGGACGTTGGGACAGGTGGCGAGGTGTTCAAGAATCTTACATTGCGCCGAATCAGTGACGAAGAGATAGCATCATTCGACCGAATCAAGCGAGGTCTGGACTTCGGCTTTGCGGCGCATCCGACGCACTATGGGGTTATGCACTTTGATGCCACGCGGCGCAGGTTGTATATCTTTTACGAAATTCACAAGGTCGGCATGAGCAACCGAGCTTTGGCTGACGCGATAAAGGCTGAAAACAAAAACAACGCTAGAGTTACTGCCGACAGCGCCGAGCCGCGGACGATCAGCGAGCTGCGGAACCTCGGAGTGAATGTTGTCGGCGCCAAGAAAGGCCCGGACAGCGTGGAACACGGAATGAAGTTTCTTGAGGATATGGACGAGATCATCATTGATCCGGTCCGCTGCCCAAACACGGCGCGAGAGTTTGAAGGTTACGAACTTGAGCCAGACGGGAACGGCGGGTGGAAAGATGGCTATCCAGACCGAGACAATCACAGCATTGATGCCGTTCGGTATGCTCTTGAAAGCGAGATCCGCGGGCCTGCGATTAGCTTTAAATGACAGGAGGTGATCCCATGACAACTGAAATGCAACGAATAACATCCATCATTGAGGCAGGAGCACAATCAGCAATGACGTTAGAACAAATTATCAAACTCGAAGTAGGGGAGTGGCTGGCATCGGATGAGCGCAACTGGATGATAACCGGGCAACGTTATTATGGAGCTGATCATTATATCCTGGAACGTAAACGCAAGGCGGTCGGGGATAATGGACAGCTGATCGACGTTACGAACTTAGCTAATAACAAACTTGTTCATGCGTTCTTACGTAAACTCGTAGACCAAAAAGTTGGTTACCTGCTCGGGAAACCTCTGAGCATACAAACAGAAAATGAAACTTATCAGGACTTGTTAAATGATTTATTTGACAAGTCTTTTTTACGTCTGTTGAAAAATCTCGGTAAAGAGGCTATTAACAAAGGCAAGGCTTGGTTGCACGTGTTTTATGACGAAAACGGACAGTTGAGTTTTAAAAAGATTCCTTCCGAAGAAATCATTCCTCTTTGGTGCGACGAAGCACATACGGAACTGGATGCGGTTATCCGAGTGTATGAGATCGAAGCGTATGAAGGAACTGTGAAGAAGATCATCATGAAGATTGAGTTTTGGGATACATCTGGCGTTCGTAGGTATGAGCTAAACGAGGGTGGACTTATTCCAGATGTAGAATTAGGCGAGTTTAGTAGTCACTTTACTGCGGTCCAAGGCGACCAGGAACGAGGGTTCAATTGGGAGCGTGTGCCGTTTATTTGTTTCAAATACAACGACGATGAGCTACCACTCATTCAGGTCGTGAAGTCTCTGGTGGATGAATACGATGCAAGAACATCTGACCACGCCAACAACCTAGAGGATTTACCCAATTCGATTTATGTCCTAAAGAACTACGACGGTCAGGATCTCGGGGAATTCCGGCGGAATATGGCTGTGTATAGGGCCGTGAAGGTTATGGGCGACGGCGGGGTCGATACGCTCAATTTAGACATCAATACAGAAGCGACCGAGAAACATCTGGATCGACTCCGGAAGGACATCTATGAATTCGGTCGTGGGGTGGATACGCAGTCAGAGAAGTTCGGCAATAGTCCGAGTGGCATTGCGCTCAAGTTCTTGTACGCCGATTTAGACATGGACGCGAACATCATGGAGACAGAGTTCCAGGCGTCGTTAGAGCAGCTGCTTTGGTTTGTGAATGTACATTTGGCCAACATTGGTGCTGGTGATTTCTCAAGCGAGATTGTTGAAATTATCTTCAATCGCGATATTTTAATCAACGAATCTGACGCAATCACGAACATCCGGAACAGTGTTGGTATTCTTTCCGAAGAAACGCTCGTTGCTCAGCATCCATGGGTCACGGACGTGCAGGAGGAACTGGAACGAATCCGGAAGCAACGTGAGGTAGACATTGCCCAGTTCCAAACGTACGGAGAACTGAGACAGCAGCCACAACCTGGCGAAGGTGAACCCGCATGAAGCCGGCCGAGTATTGGCGACGCCGCAGCGAAGAAGTAGCCGCAAGGCAGTTCGCGAAGGCGGACGCATACCAAGCCGAGTTGGCCCGGGAGTACGCTCGGGCTACGGAGGAGATCCGTCGCGCAATCGAAGTGTTTTACCAACGATATGCGGAGAACGGTGAGGTCAGTATGGCTGAAGCTCGTCGGCAGCTTTCTGGTCGAGAGTTGCGACAGTTCAAAATGACACTGGAGGAGTTCATCGAGAAGGCCAAAAACAATGCCGACGGCCGCTGGACGAAACAGTTGAATGAGGTTTACTACCGGGTCCGGGTGAGTCGATACGAGGCTCTACTGACGGATATTCAGCAACAGATTGAACTTTTAGCAGGAAGCCGTCAAAAAGGTACTGGCAAGCTCCTGAGCGATGTGTACAAGGATACCTATTACCGAACCATCTTCGAACTCCAAAAAGGCACGGGATTCGGTGTGACGTTCGCAAAAATTGACCAAAATAAGTTGGAAATCGTTCTTGGAACAGAATTTGCCGGGTCGAACTGGTCCAAGCGCATATGGGGTGATCGCGACAAGCTAATTACGGAGTTGCGCACGAAGTTAGCTCAGGCATTCATTCGCGGGGAGAGTTCTGATCGAACGGCGCGGGATCTGGCTGAACGGATGGCTGTCTCTCGATCCAACGCTGAGCGCTTGGTGCAGACTGAGACAGCCTTCTTCGTCGGAGAGGCGACTGCCGCTGGGTATCGCGCAAGCGGTGTCGTTAACAAGTACGAGATATTGGCCACATTGGACAATAGGACAAGCGAAATCTGCCGCAGCATGGACGGAAAGGTGTTTGCGCTGTTCGAGCGCGAGGTTGGGGTGAACTATCCACCTTTTCACGCCCGCTGCCGGACGAACGTCGTCCCGTATTTCGACGATGAGATCGAGGTCGGAGAGCGGATTGCGCGGGACGAGGACGGAAAGGTATATTTCGTTTCGGGAGACATGACATATCAATCGTGGTATAATCGATATGTAGCTGGTACAGAATTACCCAAGAAGCGCAAGGCAGAGGATTCATATTTACCGGTTCAATTAAGCTTTAAGGATGAAAAAGGACTTCAATGGTTTATACCTTTAAACTCTTTAATAACGGATGTTCATGTTATTGCGGGTGAGGGAGTAAGTGTAGTTCTCCGCGCTAGTGAACGTTTATCGCAACAATATGGGGGCAAGCCGGAAGAATGGAGTAAGAAAGTGGGAAAAATTGAATCAGAAAAATATGTGTTTGATATACATTGGGTAGAACACCCCCAGTTTGGAAGCCGAGAACATAAGATAGCAGGAATGAAGGTGAGAAAATGAGAACTGCAAAAGTATGGAGTTACGACGCTGAGGACTATTTTGAAAAGCCAGCCATCGGGAGAGTTAAATATATTGGGGAGAGTTTTTACGAAGGCGGCGGACTGACCAATGGGAAAGTATATGATTGTCTTAGTGTTGAAGGGCCATTTCTAAGAATAGTGGACGATGAGGGGATGGATTACTTGTATAGCATTACAAATCCAGCGCCACTTGATGGATCATCACAAGGAGGGAAATGGGAAGTCGTGGAAGATGATGACAAGGGAACACTTCAAAGAGTCATTTACAGCTAGCAAGCACTCTCGAACCAAAATGCGAGGGTGCTTTTGTTTTGGCTGAGAGTGAGGTGAGTTTATGCCGATTAAGGATTATAAACGCAGTTTCTACTGCCAAGCAATCCAGTTTACTTCAACCGATTCGGCGCACGTGCAGGAAATCATTGATTTTGTTGGCTTGCCAATCTCGATTGACTATACAGCGGACGCAGGCGTCAGGCTGCGTGTCATACGAGGTGCATTCGATGTGCTGGTAGCGTACACGACTGATTACATTGTGAAACATCAGGGTGGTCGCCTTGAAGCATTGAAAAAAGAACAGTTTGAATCAGAATATGAAGAAGTATCTGCAGGCTCCGGATGAGACTGCTGAAGCTCAAACTACAGGTTAAGCGAGAGTGCTTAAATTATTTAGTTACTAAAGGGTGATTTATATGTATGGCGTGTTATTTGAATACAGGGGAAGCGACAAGGAATACCTCATCGAACGTTTTCAAAGCGAACAAGAAGCTATGGATGCGAAAGGAAAATATGTTGTCGGACCTGGCGACAAAGTCTTTGTCAAGCCGCTCAGTTGAGTGGTTTTATTTATTGCCCTGCCATATGGCGTAAAACTGGGTACGCCCTCTTTAAAGGTTCGGGGTCAAACTGAACGGAACCGATTGGAGGCGGGTTACCTCTTAAAAAACCTAAATCGGGAGTGAAAATAGATGGATCTAAAAGAACTTTTGGGCGAAGAACTATATAACCAATTGATGGCGAAGCTTGGTGACAAACACAAGATCGCTATCGTATCTGACGGAAACTGGATTCCGAAAGACAAGTTCAACGAAGTGAACGAGGCCAGGAAACGAGCCGAGGATGAGTTGAAGGAACGCGACAAACAACTGACTGATCTTAAAAAAGCCGCAGAGGGAAATGAAGATCTGCAAAAACAAATCAAGGAATTGCAGGATGCGAACAAGGCTGCTGCTGAAAAGTACGAGGCCGAAATGAAAGATCTTCGCATCAGTACAGCGATCAAACTGGCAGTTGCCGGTCAAGTACATGATCCGGATCTAGTGGCCACATTGCTGGACAAATCAAAAATCGAGGTTGACGAGAACGGCACGATCAAGGCCGGACTCGAAGATCAAATCAAAGCCCTGCGCGAGAGCAAGGCTTTTTTGTTTGTTGAAAAACAAGACAAAGGACCGCAGTTTAAAGGCGTTGCACCGATGGATGGCAAAGATAAAGGAGGCAGTCAACCGCAACCTCAATCTCTTGCCGATGCGGTCGCGGCGTATTACAACAAATCTAATTAAAATTAGGAGGTTATGAAAAATGCCTGTAACTTTAGCAGAAGCAAAGAAAAATGTACAGGATGCCTTGCAATTAGGCGTCATCGACGAATTCCGAAAATCGAACTGGCTCTTGAACAATATAACTTTTGACGACGCGGTATCACCGACAGGTGGCGGCGCAACGCTAACCTATGGTTATACCCGCCTTATTACGCAGCCGACTGCCGCATTTCGTGCCATCAACACGGAATATACGCCACAAGAAGTGTCCAAGCAACGCTATACTGTCGATTTGAAAGTGTTCGGTGGTGCGTTCGAGATCGACCGAATCATTGCTGGCATGGGCGGTATCATCAGCGAAGTGACGCTGCAGATGCAGCAAAAAATCAAAGCAGCGCAAGCGCTGTTCAATGACACCGTGATCAATGGTGACAGCGCGGTAGATGCCAATGCCTTCGATGGTCTTGAAAAAGCCCTGACCGGAAGTTCTACAGAATACATTCCGGAGACAGCTATCGACCTTTCAACGTCGGATGCAGTTGATAGCAATTACAAGAAGTTCCTGGATCTGATGGACGAATTTCTCGCAATGCTAGATGGCCGCCCGTCGGCACTGTTGATGAACAGCAAAATGTGGGCGAAAATACGGGCATGTGCGCGTCGTTCCAGTGCCTACACGGAGACGAAAGATGAATTCGGGCGTAACATCTCTTCCTATGACGGTATCCCGCTGATTGATGTTGGTGAAAAACCCGGTACTAACCAAATGGTGATTCCAGTGAACGGAACGACTGGTGAAACAAGTCTATATGCGGTGCGTTTAGGCATGGACGGTTTCCATGGGGTTTCGATGGCTGGACAACCACCAGTTCGTACCTGGCTGCCTGACTTCTCGACTGCTGGTGCAGTGAAGAAGGGCGAGGTTGAAATGGTGGCCGCGGTTGCTTTGAAAGCCACTAAAGCTGCCGGTGTATTCCGGAAAATTAAGGTGGCGTAAGGAGGCGTTGGGCATGGCGAAAGTGTATGCGCCAAATAAACAATATACCGGTGTTTCAGCCGGTGTGACGTTTATTAACGGGATCGGAGAAACTTCCGATCCTCATTTGCTCGAATGGTTCCGGGAGCATGGGTATACCGTGGAAGATGAACCTCTGGTCGAACCGAAACCGCTGGAAAAAATGACCGTTGCCGAGTTGAAGGAGTACGCTGAGCAGCACGGCATTAATTTGGGCGATTCCACAAAGAAGGATGACATTCTTGCTGTGATTCTCGCGGCCAAAGGCGGCGACAAAGATGCCGGCAACTGATGTTATCGAAATTGTCAGGATCCGGCTGCCGGGGCTCCCGGATGACACGGATGCGCTGATCGACTCCTACGTGCAGGAGATCGGCCAGCGCATCCTTCATTATTGCAACCTGGCCGAGATCCCGGCCGAACTGGAACACACCTGGGCGTCGATGGTCATTGACGCGCTCCGGATTGAGCAGCCGAATATGCCGGGAGTCGCTGAAACGAGCGGAGCTGTGCAAGAGATTACTGTTGGGGATACATCGTCGGTCCCGGCCAAGCCTGCTGGACTGACCAACACGGCCAAGTCGGTGATCGATGCGGTAGTCCTTAATTATCGAGTTGACCTTAACCGGTATCGGAAGCTGAGGTGGTAGTCATGAATATCGAACGCCACCGCAGAGCTATTGAAAAACTATACACGGACCGAGCGACGATCTATCGGCATGAGAAGGTCAAGGATCCGGTGACAAAGGAGACCCGGACCATCCCGCAGCCGATCTATATGGATCAACCTTGCCGGATCTCGCAGCGTGCGTTGGCGACAAACGGTCAGACCGAGGCGCAAAACGAGATTCGATACGAGATGAAGCTGTTCATTTCGCCGGAGGTGGAGATCTGGCAGGGGGATTTGCTAGAGGTGAAACGCGGCACGGTAACACGCCGATACACCGCTGGTGAACCGTTCTTGTATCCGACACACCAGGAGGTAAGTCTCCAACGGAAGGAGTGGGCGTGATGATAAGCGCCAAAGATCGTCAGCAACCGATTATGAGTGAAATCGTCGTTACGATTCACTTTGTTGACGGAAATTCTTTTTTTGGAGGATAAAGACATGAACCAACAAATCGAAAATAATTTCAAATATCATGCCCCAAAAGAAGGGCAGCCGGCGAAGTATGAGGCGATTCGTGAAAAGGCAAAGGAGTTGGCGTATTTGATTGATGCTAAATGCCCGAACTCGCGTGAAAAATCGCTCGCAATGACCAAACTTGAAGAAGCAGTCATGTGGTCGAATGCGGCTATCGCCCGGAACGAATAATGCCTAAGTGGGGTAAATTCGACTTCTCCGAATTCGAGCAATTGGCCAAAACGTTCAAAAAGGCACTGGACGAGCGCGTCATCGAGCGGTTCATTCAGGACTTCCTGCTCGAGATGGCATACCGGGCGGAGCGCAAGATCAAGAAGCGGACACCGGTCGATACGGGTGAGTTGCGCCGGAACTGGCAGGTCGGAAGGGTTGAGCGCCGAGGCGATGCATACCAAGTGGAGATCTGGAACAATACCGAATATGCTCCATATGTTGAGTACGGCCACCGCGCAGGTGCAGACTTGACCAACTGGGTGGAAGGCCGATTCATGATGACCATTTCCATGCAGGAAATTGAGCGAGAGCTCCCGCGATATCTTGAAAAGCGCGTGACAAAGTTGCTCAACGATATTATGAACGGTCGCCCACCGAAGAAGGAGTGATGGAATGAAACAAGTGACCATCAATGACGTTAGATACGCTGTGAATGCCGCACTGGATGCCGCGTTTCCGGATATCCCAATTATGGTTGAAGAGATCAAGCAGGGTCTGACACCGCCATGCTTTTTCGTTCGCCTGTTGGAACCGGAACACACGCAAGAACTCGGCCGCCGGTTCTTCCGGTACCACCCATTCGCGGTCCGATACTTCGCTCCAGAACGTAGCAATGAGAATATGTACAACATGGCCGAGCAGTTGACGGAGGCGTTGCAGCAGATCGAAGTGGCTGGTCGCCCGGTCCGGGGGACGGGAATGCGTTTTGAGGTCATAGATGAGGTTCTTCATTTCTTTGTTAATTATGATTTTCACGTTTGGGCGCCGCGCCCGGATGATCCGGCGATGGCAAGCCTGGACGTACAGGAGGGGTTGAAGTGAGTGAAAAGAAAGGCGCACCGAGGTTCACAAAGCAGCAGTTTTTGAAAGCTGCAAACTTTACGCAAGCTCAAAGAGACTTGTTACGTATGATCTTGAAAGACGATCAGACATATACGATTGATGAAGTTAAAAAGTTGATTGAAGACTTCTCAAAAAGGAAGGTGAATTAGTATGCCAGGAGGCACATGGGCTACGCAAAACAAGGTGCGCCCCGGTCCTTACATCAATTTCAAGACTGAGCAGCGGCCAAGTGGCACCATTGGTGAAAGGGGCATAGTTAGTTTACCGCTGTCATTACCTTGGGGGCCAGAGAAACAAGTGATTGCAATTGAAGCAGGGGCTGACACCTTTGACACCCTTGGTTATTTGATTACAGATCCAAAGTTGTTGCTTGTCCGAGAGTCTTTGAAACGCGCCCGCACATTGCTCTTATACCGACTTAACACAGGTACGAAAGCGACGGTAACTGTTGACGGTTTGATAGCTACCGCAAAATACGGTGGCACGCGGGGGAACGACATCAGCATTACCATTCAACCGAACATCGACGATCCTGCAAAATATGAGGTCAAAACGTTGCTCGATGGCATGGAAGTCGATAGCCAGACAGTTACCGCTATCGAGGAGTTGCAAGCAAATGCTTGGGTAGTTTTTAGCGGAAATGGTTCATTAAGCCCATCCGCCGGAGTTCCGCTCTCTGGCGGAGCAGATGGAGACGTGACTGCGCAAGACTATCTAGACTACATGGAAACGATCGAAGTCCATGACTTCCATACCATTGGCCTTACTTCCACAGATAACATGATCAAAGGAGTTTTTGTTCAATTCGCAAAGAGACTCCGTGATGACGAAGGTAAAAAGATCCAGGTGGTCGTAGAAAACTACCCAACAGCCGACTACGAAGGAGTTATTTCGGTGAAAAACGGTGTCGTGCTGGCGGATGGGACTACACTTTCTGCGGCTCAAGCAGTTGCTTGGGTGGCCGGGGCGACGGCCGGGGCCGCGCCGAACCAGTCCCTCACATATGACGCATATGATGGCGCGGTTGACGTGGCGCCGAAGTACACCAACAGCCAGATCATCGCGGCCCTGCAAAATGGCGAATTTGTGTTCACGGCCATGGATGGTCGGGCTGTGGTAGAGCAAGACATCAATACGTTGCACACGTTCACGCCAGAGAAAGGTAAACAGTTCTCCAAAAATCGAGTTCTCCGCGTTCTGGATGGCCTCGGAAACGATTACAAGCGGGTATTCTCGCAGTCGTTCATCGGTAAAGTACCGAACAATGCGGACGGACGTAATCTGTTCAAAGGTGAGATCATCAACATTACGAACCAATACCAAAACATCGGTGCTGTGCAGAACTTTGATCCGCAGACTGATCTAGAAGTATTACCAGGGTCAGATGTGGATGCAATTGTGGTAAATCAGTGGGTACAACCAGTTGACTCAATCGAAAAAATTTACATGACCGTAACGGTCCGGTAAGGGGTGAGGAACTGTGTTCTTTCGCAAAGACGATGCAATTAGTGGAAAGCAAGCAAGAGCGTACGCAACAATTAACGGTCGGGTTGAAGAACTGTTTTATGCCAAATCGATCGAAGCCACCATAGAAAAAAATAAAGTTGACGTGCCTGTTCTCGGTAAAACGAATACTCCTCAACGTTCTGCAGGATGGAGTGGTTCCGGAACATTAACAATCTATTACGTTACGTCACTATTTCGCCGGTTGATGATTGAATATATAAAGACTGGCCGTGATTTCTGGTTTGACTTGCAAGTTGTGAATGAAGATCCACAATCCAGCGCAGGTAAACAGACAGTAATTCTAAGAAACTGCAATTTAGACAGCGTAACGATTGCCAAATTCGATGCGACTACTGACGACATGCTTGACGAAG